CGTTTTCATTTTGAGAAGTCTATGTCTATATTTAATTCGTCTAATTTAGACTTTAACTTAGTGTCAAATTCCTTTGTACTAAAGGGGTTATCTGATTTAGCATCTTGTGCAATATAGAAGGCATCCAGCTTTGTTTCCGCTTCCCTTAAACATCCTTGATAATACTTAACGTCTATTATCGCGTTCTCTATTAAATTTTCTAAATTCATTTTTTATGGTTTTAATGATGGTACAAATCTAAAACAAAGTTTCTAATAAAACAAATTAATTTATATTTTTATTTATAGTTAATTTGTATTACCTTCGTGCCATTATTAATTCCTAAACAATATAATATGGAAACTCAGTTAAAAAAAGTCGCTTCTATACAAGGCGCAGGAACGTATGAAGGGCAACACGGAACGCTGTTCTCTTTTGATTATGCTTTCGAAGATGAATCTACCCTTCGTGCAAACCACAAAACACCACAATCACCCTTTAAACCAGGTGACGATGTAGATGTATTGGTGCGAGGATCAAAGGATGGGTTTAGTTGGGGAACGGTTAAACGTCCTGATAACCCCGAATATGCTAACGCTAACTCTACATCGCCGTCAAGTGTGGCGAAGTACCAAGACCGTCAGGACATTATCTTAAACGAGTGGGCGATAGGTCGGGCGTTAGAATGGGAGATGAATAGCGCACCCCCTTCGGAGGTCAACTTGAAAGACGCGATTGCATTGGCTCAGAAGTTAAAGTCTTACGCTTTAAATTTGGATACGATTTCTTTTGGTAATTCTTCCGAAGAAATAACCATATAAATATGAGAAGTTTTATAAAGAAACATTACGGCACTCAGCTTAGGATGTCTAAACAGTTAGGTATCTCAAACCAAACGGTTACGAATTGGATGAAGTCCAACCCACGCGGGATGTTGAAATACATTCCCGAAATCGTTTCGTCAGTAGATACCACCGAACGACAAGTAGTTTGGGAGGTTATGTTTCACGAAAAACAATTAAGTCGTGATTGATTACTTCTCATTCTCTAAAGTAGATGCGGAACAATACGGAGTGGATGGGGCAGTAATGCTTCACCACATCCGCTATTGGGTAGCAAAGAATGAAGCCAACGAAAACAACTACCACGAAAATATGTACTGGACTTATAACAGTACAAAAGCCTTTGCGCAATTGTTTCCCTTTTGGTCAGCGCGAAAGATTGGTAGAATACTCAGTAAATTAGAAGATGATGGTGCGATAATGTCGGGGAATTTTAACGGCAAAAGGTATGACCGAACCAAGTGGTTTACTTTGGTAAATGCAATTACCGAAAACGGTATGCTCCATTTGACAAAAACGGTAAATGCAATTACCGAATCTGTCGAACCTATACCAAAGTACAACCAAAGTACTACTCAGAATACTACCAAAAAGGGAATTGTGATGCCATTTGAAGGGGAATTATTTGCGGAAGCTTGGCAGATTTGGAAGCAATACAAGAAGATAGAGAAAGGTTTCGGGTTCAAATCTTCAATATCGGAACAAGCATCTTTACTAAATTTACAAAAAATATCCAACAATGAACAAGAAGCCATTACCATTATCCACAACGCCATCGCGCAAGGGTGGTCAGGACTTTACGCAGATAAAAAAGATAAACGAAAGAAGGGATTTGATAAAGAAAAGTATCTCGCGCATCTCGACACGCTTTGATTTAACACCGATTCAGGCGTGGGAATACGGAAGTAACGTGCGGGAGGCGTTCAAATACGAACCTAAGATGGTTCATATCTCGTTAATGGCTTTGCTAAAGGATGCGGTGGAGTATTTAGATTTTAACAAGTCCTTCCGTCACGAAGGCGATTACATAGAAGCTATCGACTATTTGATTAAGGAGTTCCCAGTTATGAAGATAGAAGAATGGAAGATAATTTGCATTAATTTAAAGGCGGGGAAATACGGCAAGATGTACGAACGGTTAAAGCTACCCGAACTTATCGAGATATTCCAACAATTCGAAGGTGAACGTGCTGAGATAAGAGAGAAACAAATGCGAAGGGAGAAGGACGTGCCACCATTACCCGATATTGATTCCGAGATTTTAAAGCGGCTATCTAAAGACCTGGCTTTACCTGAACCCGACACCGATGCGAAAGGGCGGTGGGATTTTATAGAACACCCAAACACACCCGAATGAAAACTTGCACAAGCATATCAGGAGGGCAAAGTTCTGCTTACATAGCTAAGAACTACCCGACCGACTACAACGTCTTTGCATTGGTAACGGTCTTAGATAAAGACTGCGCACCAAAAGACAAAGGACTGATTAAGATAGTAAGCGATAAGATAGGAAAAGACTTTATCGGAACGGTAGAAGATGACACTATCATACATACCATCTTAGATTTAGAACAAGAAATAGGAAACAAGATAGACTGGGTAACTGGCAAACCGTTTGAAGAACTCAGAAAGACATCTTTACCGAATATTCAATGGCGATTTTGTACTGAGCTTATGAAGATTCAACCGATGTTTAAGTGGTGGAAAAAGAACTTTGATGAACCTATTGAAATGCATATAGGATTTAGGGCGGGGGAAGATAGGAGGGCAAAGAATATGTTAGAAAAATGTAACGAGGAAGGACTTAGGGCATACGGGAAAACGTATTGGCAGAAGCCACGCTTCCCAATGATAGAAGATAACATTCATCGTGACAAGGTGGTGAATTTTTGGAAGGGAAAAGATGTTAGATTTGCCGTTCAAAATAATTGCGTAGGTTGCTTTCATCGCAACCCCTTAACGCTTAGAAAGATGTTTGAACTACACCCCGACAAGATGGAATGGTTTATAAAAGAAGAAGCCAGGAAGAACGCAAGGTTTAAAAGCGAGATAAGTTACAAGGAAATTAAAGCACACAAACCACAACACGAAATTGATTTTGATGACTGGGATTGTGATTCGGGGTATTGTGGTCTTTGATTTGGTAGTTTAATATTTGTTTCGTAAATAGCGGAATATGTATGAGCCGTTTTTTATAGCCATTATAGTAATTTCATTTTTTGACATAGGGGTAGAGTATTTCGTGAACTCACAAATACGTGTCTATCCGATTATGACTATCGTGTTTTCTCTTTTAGGAATGTTTCTATGAAGCGAAGCACCATAGTAAAGAAGCTTGATAAGATATTCAGTATATGGATCAGGTCAAAAGATGCCGACCATACTGGGCAAGTAGATTGTTATACGTGCGGAGTGAGTAAAAGTTGGAAGTATGAGATAGACGCAGGGCATTTTATGGGAAGGGGTAAGTACGCAACCCGATGGGATGAGCAAAATGTCAAGCCCCAGTGTAAAAAATGTAATGGTTTTCGCAGCGGCGAACAATTTCTTTTTTCGAAACACTTAGATAAAGAGTATGGAGAAGGAACGGCGGATTGGTTAGTGTTCGAAAGCAACCAATTAGCAAAGTTTACTAACGATGAATTGTTAGAAAAGATTAAACACTTTACCGAGTTAGTGAAATCTTTGAAATAGATTCCGCAAATACATTCTTACCTATATGATTCAGAGGTACATCCGTGAAAATTATGATTCTATCCTTGAGATAGCTAAAGTTATCACGAAGGGAAGGAAGCCTGACTACGAAGATTTAGCACACGAAATAATGATTCTTCTATTAACGGGCAACCGTGAGAAGATGAATAGCTTAGTAGAAAAGAAGAAGATAAAGTTCTACATAATCCGCGCCACGATAAACCAATACCGCAGCACATCAAGTCCATATTTTAAAAAATACCGAAAGGAATTTGCGTCTATAAATAAACAAACGTCTTCGCTAACGGAACATCTTTTGCACCAGGTAAACTTAGACCTAACCCCTTCGAAGAATTACAACGAAGAAGTGTTAGAGTTTATAGATGAGAAACTAAACGATGTGGAATGGTTCGAGAAGAATTGCTTTGCCATCTACTACGGCGATGAATTAACTTTGGACGCGATGAGTGATTTAACGGGGATCAGTCGCAATACATTATACCGTGCTATCCGAGATACAAGAAACTACCTACAAGATGAAATCGAAAGCTCAAGGTTTAGGCGATAAGGTTGCAGCCATAACAAAGGCAACGGGGATAGAGAAGATAGTAAAGACCTTCTTCGGGGATGACTGCGGTTGTGATGAACGCCGTGACCGTTTAAATAAGATGTTCAGCCGACCCGTTAAGATGATGGATTTGGCTCAAAGGAAGTTCTTCGAAGAAGAAATAATGGCGAGGTATAAGAAGTCGCAGAACCTAACGCGACACGTTGGCGATGCGTTCTATAAATTGTACGAAGATTTATTGAGCAAGAAGAAACAAAGAACTACGTGTACTTCTTGCAATAAAAATATGTACATTGAGCTTTTGAAAATATACGAATCAAGTTGCGATGAATAATTTAATAGACTGGGTGTTGGAAAAGGAAACCCCTGAAATCCAAATAAAATCCCCAAAGGTAAAAGCGTTAATGTACTGCAAAGAATCGGTAGAGAAAATCGGATTCACTTGGGAAGAAGTAATGTCTAAGAATAGAAAGCCTGGATTAGTGGATGCGCGAAGGTGTGTTTCAAGGCATCTACTTCTAAACGGATTCACGACGGTATCGGTAGGGGAAGAATTGAACCTTGACCACTCGACTATCGTTTACCACAAAAAAAAGTTTAAAACCCTTCACGAATACGATGCAAGCTTTCGTCATACGTGGGCAGAATTTTCAAGGCTATGAGTAAAACAAAAGACATTCGCCAAGCAAGGCAACACTTAAACGAAGGACAAGACTACGTCCTATTTTCCGTATCGCGTGACAAGATATTCGTGGACTATAAAGATAACGCTTCTTTAAATATCATAGGGGATTTAGCGGTAGCCAATAAAGACTTCGCAAACTATCTCGAAGAAGTTTTACGTGCCATTAAAAACCAAAAAGATGAAGACGAAGCAAGTACCGATTAGTCAAGTATCGATTGACCCCCATAATCCAAGAACTATAACTAAGGAGAAATTTGAAGAACTGAAACAAAGTATTATAGACTTTCCTGAGATGCAGTTAGTGAAGCCTTTGGTTATAGCAGACGGTTTAGTTATCGGGGGGAATATGCGGCTACTGGCTTTTAAAGATTTAGGTTATAAAGAAGTGTACATAAATGACGTTACCGAATGGTCACAAGCGAAGCGTGACGAGTTTATGATAAAGGACAACTCGCACTTCGGAGCGTGGAACTATGACACTTTAGCGAACGAATGGGATGTGCTACCGCTTCAAGATTGGGGGTTGGATATTTGGAAAGAGATGGCACAAGAAGCCGTAAACGAATTAAAGGATAAAGGTCTAAAGATAGACTTCAACCCTGACGATTATGATACCGCACACGAGTTAGTTACATCGTTAAAGAACCTGGACTTCTATGTTGGGGGGTTAGTATTAGAAGCACTAAGAAAGCAGTTTAAATAACTTGACAAAACTTGACAAAATGAAAGTTTCAGATGCAGAGTTTTGGAGTGAATTAAGAAAGAATAAAGCACTCTATACAAGGACGGCAAGGTCGTTAGAATTAAAGTACAATATCACGTACACAAGACAAGCGGTAAAGGATAGAGCAGAAAAAGACTTAGACCAACTGAACGACATAGTAGAAGAAAACTTAGACGTAGCCGAAGAAGTCCATCATAATCTAATGATGAGCCAGGATGAGAAGATTCAGATTAAGGCAACGCAGTTCTATTTAAAGAACAAAGGAAAAGGGAGGGGGTATGTAGAGAAGCAGCAAATAGAGATAAACGAACCGAAACCTTTTAAATGGTTTGACGATGAATGATATTATCAAAGAAAAGAAGCTAACCGAATTAGAGGTATGGCAAATTGTAAAGGAGTGGTATTTACACGGAATGTATGCCGATATTTTACAAGACGAAGACGGTAATGATTTAGAAGAAATATGTAACGACCGCTTATTTGACTAAGCAGCCTACCACATACTACCAAGCTAAGAAGTCTAAAGCGAAGATTCAAGTACACCAAGGGGGATCACGTAGCGGAAAAACCTACTCAATTTGTCAGGTATTAATTCAGCTTTGCTTTAGGAATAAGGGTGCGGGTATTGTTATCACGATAGTACGCAAAACCTTCCCCGCTTTACGTTCATCGGTTATGCGTGACTTTATGCAGATACTAACCGAAGGGGGAAACTACTACGAAGAACACCACAACAAAAGCAACGCTACCTATAACCTTTTTGGAAACCTAATCGAATTTATCAGCACCGACCAACCGCAAAAATTACGTGGACGTAAAAGAGATATTCTATACGTAAACGAGTGCAACGAAATCACTCTTGAAGATTGGAGGCAATTACTTCTAAGAACAACGGGAAGAATATTTGTGGACTATAACCCTTCGGATGAGCATCATTGGATCTATGAGCATATCTTAGAACGCGATGACTGCGACTTCTTCCAAACGACATACTTAGACAACCCCTTTTTAGAACAATCCGTTATAGACGAGATAGAACGGTTTAAAGAAACGGACGAAAACTTTTGGCGTATCTACGGACTTGGTGAACGAGGGGTTAACGTGTCGGCTATCTTTCCACAATGGCAAGTGGCTGACGCTATCCCTGAACGTGCCAAGCTTGTGGCATACGGATGTGACTGGGGGTTCACGAATGATCCAACCGCTATCGTTTCGGTATGGCGTGAAGACTATTCTTTATACATTGAAGAACACCTTTACAAGACGGGATTAACGAACCAAGATATTAGTAGGGAGTTAGACGAATTACGCTTAGATAGAACGCCCATTATTTGCGATAGTGCCGAACCTAAAAGTATCGAAGAACTACACCGATTAGGACACAACGTTAAACCGTCCAAGAAAGGTCCTGATTCAATTCGGTTAGGGATTGACATAATGAAACGTCATAAGCTATTCGTGTTGAAGGATTCACTAAACGCACAAAAGGAGTTCCGCAATTACCGATGGGAAGTAGATAAGAACGGGGTGCAACTTAACAAACCCATAGACAACAACAACCATATTATCGATGCAGTCAGGTACGTATGTATCAACCGCATCGGCACACCCTATTCAGGCAAATACTTTATAACATAAACCTTATCCGTAAACACGCACGTTTACCGCACGTTTACCGCAAACCCGTAAATACCACCTTAAAAACCGTAAACCCCGCAAAATGAA